TGGAACTTATCTAAATGTCGATACAAGAAATTCATCACCAAAATTGGTTTGTATGTATGCCGCGGAACCTAGTAAACACCCTGAAATGGGTAATAACACAAATTACCGTTTTAAAAATGATGCGTTTGATTTAAGAAGAAGTAGTGATAACCCGTTAATTGATAAATTGGATGGTAAAAAAGATTGGGGACTGTCAAATAGAGTTGTTGGGTTTAATGTTGATATTGGTATAACAAACCAAAACGTGTTTAGTGAATTTAATGTTTCCCAAGATTTAGGTAAACAAACTGCAGAATCGATTTTAAATTTAGATGGACAGATTAATATGGCTAATGGAAAAACAGTTGCAACTCAAAATGTTTCTCTTTGGAATTTTTATAAAAACAGGTCTTATCAGTGCAGTGTGACAACACTTGGTAATGCTATGATTCAACCTACAATGTATTTTAATTTAAGACACGTTCCAATGTTTACCGGACCTTATTATATTATGGATGTTAAACATAAGATAACTCCTGGTAAGTTTGACACAACATTCACAGGTATTAGACAACAAATATTTGCGTTACCAAAACTTGATAGTTATATTCAAACATTAACTCAAAAATTAGTTAGTGAACTAATTGAAGAAATTAAACAAAATAAAAAAACTGGTTCTGAATCAAATACTGCAACAACAAGTAATAATGTTACGACTGTTGTTAATGAAGTTTCTAGAAATACGAATGAACTTGGTAATCCACAAAACTGTGAAGGTGATTTAAAAGACAATGGATATTTAAGTGGTAATAATAAGGCTAAAGTTGACTTTATTGCGGCGACTCAATCTCAAACAATCTTAACACCTCAATCGGTGGTTAATTCAATTAAGACGAATGTAGTCTCAGGTAATAATATCACTAACAAATATTTAGCATTTATTACAATGTACATCGAATCTTTCAAAAATAATCAATTTATTGCTTGGAATAATAATTATGCGGGAGTTAAATTAAATTATGTTTGGCCTGGAGACCTAAGAAAGTACTTCAATCAAAATTATTTATGTTCAAAACAAATAGATAATACTTACGTCCCTTATGCAACATTTGATAATATTGATAATGTTAGTAAATTATTGAATGACTATTGGTCGAAATATTCAGGGGTTTCAGTTTCAGCTGAAAATTTGGCTAAATTGTGGATAACTAAGTGGAATAAAAAGAAAATGAGTAATTCCGATTTTGAAAGTTTTAAGAAAAATAATAACGATATTTATAAAGACATAGTCAATACGATAAACGATGGTATTGATTTAGCATTTGCGTTAAAACTGTAAAATTTGGTAATTTTAATTAAACCGAGATATTTATAATAAAAAATATTATGGACACAAAAACTTTGTTAAACAATTATTTAGGTAAGCAAGTAAGAACTACCGAGAAAGATATGGGGAATGGAACTAAACAAGTTTGCGATTTAGATAGTGGAGATTGTTATACTGTTAGAATGAAAGACGGTTTAATCGAAAGAGTTGACCACGTAATGTCAAAAAATAAAAAAGTTCAAGTTGAAACACTTACAGGTGTTAAACAATTATTAAACGGATAAGAATATGTCGATAGATAAAAAAATTTTAGAAGAATTAAATAGATACAATAGTATTAACAAATATATTGTTGAGCAAGACGAGTTAGCGGGTGGTTTACCACCAGCACCTGAAGACGCCGCCGCAGCAGGAGCTCCACCTCCACCACCACCTGTAGAACCAACTACACCTATAGATGTTGAAAACGACCCTGATGTTGAAAAAATTGACTCAGAAGGTAAAGGTGAAGAATCTGAGAGTGATGAAGATTCGGAAGAATTGGATATAACAGAATTAGTTACTACTCAAAAAGATATGGGTCAAAAACAAGACCAATATTTTGAACAATTATTTGGACATCTTGAAAATTTAGAATCTAAATTAAGTGAGATGGACCAACTTATGAATAAAGTTAATTCATTAGAAGAGAAATTAGAAAAATATCGTCCAAAAACTCCACAAGAAAAATTAGAACTGAGAAGTTTAGACTCAGGTCCTTATAATCAAAAATTAACTGATTTTTTTATCGATAAAGAAAGTGATATGGAAAAATCAGGTAAAAATGAATATGTTCTAACTACTGACGATGTTGAGAATTTTACACCATCAGAAATTAAGACATCTTTTAGTCCTGAACCTAAAAAGAATTTCGGGTTTTAAGTTTGACAAAACGGATAATTGGTTATATATTTGAGTATACAAAAACTTAAATTTTAAAAACAATTATTATGATGTCAACATTAGATTCTGTCTTAGCTCAGTACGAGAAGTCACAACAGTCAGGAGGTAGCTCCAACAAAATGTCTATGGATGAACGCATGAAGAAGTACTTCGCGGCGATTCTCCCACAAGGACAAAATTCCGCTCAAAAACGTATTAGAATCCTCCCAACAAAAGATGGTAATTCACCATTTGTTGAGGCTTGGTTTCACGAAATGCAAGTAGGTGGTCAATGGAATAAACTTTATGACCCAGCAAAGAACGACAACGAACGTTCTCCATTAAGTGAAGTTCACGAAGAACTTGTCTCAACAGGTAAAGAGTCTGACAAAGAACTTGCAAAACAATACAAACCACGCAAATTTTACATTGTTAAAGTAATCGACAGAGATAAACCTGAAGACGGTGTTAAATTTTGGCGTTTCAAACACAACTACAAAAATGAAGGTGTGTTAGATAAAATCATTCCTATTTGGAGAAACAAAGGTGATATTACTGACCCTGAAAAAGGTAGAGATTTAATCATTGAGTTGGCTAAAGCCAAAACACCAAAAGGTAAAGATTATACAATCATCCAAACAATTATGTATGATGATGCTCAACCATTACACGAAGATAAAGTACAATCAAATGCTTGGGTTAATGATGAATTAACTTGGAGAGATGTTTATTCTAAAAAACCAACTGATTACTTAGAAGCAATCGCACGAGGAGAAACTCCACGTTGGGATTCTGACAAAGGAGGTTATGTTTATAGTGATTCTACTTCGGAAGAAATGAGTATGGGTGGAGGTTCGAGTGCCTCATCGTATAAAGACCCACAAGAGAATGCAGAACCTGACCAAGATATGCCATTCTAATATTACTAATGAGTTTAGATAATTATTTGGGACAATGTCTAAAATAATGTCTAAACTCTTATTTTTTAACTAAAAAAAACAATAATTTAGACATTTATGGCAATTAAAAAAAACGATTTTAAATCGATTAAAGATAAATTCTCAACATCTGCAAAATATAAACCACAAAGATTCTTTGATTTAGGTCCTGATTTTTTGGATGCTGTGGGATTACCAGGTCCTGCGATTGGACATTTAAATATGTTCTTGGGTCACTCTGATACAGGTAAAACAACAGCATTGGTAAAAACTGCGGTAGATGCTCAGAAGAAAGGGATACTTCCTGTGTTTATTATTACCGAACAAAAATGGAGTTTTGAACACGCAAAACTTATGGGGTTTGAATGTGAGGAAGTGGTTGATGAGACAACGGGCGAATTAGATTGGGATGGTTTCTATATCTTCAATAATAACTTTGACTATATTGAACAAATTACTGATTATATTAATTCATTGTTAGATGCACAAGAAAAAGGTGAGTTAGATTATAGTTTATGTTTTATGTGGGATTCTGTTGGTTCGGTTCCTTGTAAAATGACATACGAAGGAAAGGGAGGTAAACAGCATAACGCCTCTACATTGGCGGATAAAATAGGTATGGGTATTAATCAACGTATTTCAGGTTCTCGTAAAGCGGACTCTAAATATGAAAATACTTTAATCATTGTTAACCAACCTTGGGTGGAATTACCCGATAATCCATTTGGACAACCTAAGATTAAAGCGAAGGGTGGTGAAGCGATTTGGTTAAATTCATCATTAGTATTTTTATTTGGTAATCAAAAAGGTGCTGGTACTACTAAAATAACCGCGACTAAAGATAAGAGAACGATTAAATTTGCGTCAAGAACAAAAGTATCTGTTATGAAGAATCACATTAACGGGCTTGGGTATGATGATGGTAAGATAATTGTAACCCCACACGGTTTTATTGCGGGTAAAGACACTACTGAGGAAAAAACCAATATAGAAAAGTATAAAAAAGAATATGCTGACTATTGGAAAGATATTATTGGGACTGACGGTGATTTTGATTTAAAAGAAGAAAAAGAAGACTTTGGGTAAACAAGTTGTGTTATTACACAAACCCATAGGAGTTGAAGAAGAGTAACAATATTTTATAACGAATAAATAAAAATAAGTGACTAAAACATTATTAGTTGATGGTAATAATTTACTAAAAATAGGATTTCACGGGGTAAAAGATTTTTACCATAAGGGGGAACACGTTGGAGCCATTTGGCACTTCATTAATACCCTCCGTAAATTCATTGAAGAATATAATTACGATAAGGTAGTTGTGTTTTGGGACGGAGAAGGAAGTTCTTCAGCAAGAAAACTATTATACCCCCGATATAAAGAAAACAGACATTCTCATCCTAATGTTTATAAAGAAGATTCTTTCATACAACAGAAAGAAAGGGTTAAACAATATTTGGAAGAAATGTTTGTAAGACAGATAGACATTGACAATAATGAGGCGGATGATTTAATTGCGTATTACTGTCAAGTGTCTCCTGACGAAAATAAGACTATATTTTCAGGTGATAGAGACTTAACACAATTAATATCAGAACGTGTCTCTATCTACTCCCCAAACACTAAGACGATGTATAAAAATGGTGATAAGATTAAAATTTATCATTATGAATTTCCACATCAAAATATTAAGACTTATAAAATATTATCGGGAGATAAATCTGATAACATAGATGGTATCTATTACTTAGGAGAGAAAACTTTGGTTAAATTATTTCCTGAGCTACTTGAAAGTACGGTAAATGTTTCTGATATTTTAACAAGGGCTCAAACGTTATTTGAAACAGATAAACATAATACTGCT